ATGAACGAGATTAACACAGAAGAAAAATTGAACCCAGCAGACTATTACAACAGTCTGGATCATGCTGTCAAGATGCTCTTTAAGCGCGAGGTCGTAAAACAGCTTGAATGCTCCGAAAGGACATTTGCGCTTAGAATGAAAAAGGGAGATTTTCGTCCGGCAGAAATCATGATGATCCAAAGCATCATTTCAAATAAAACCTTTCTCAATGTTTGAAATTTACACGAACAGCGAGAATAAATACCTGGTCGTTGAAGATATGTCCACGGGATTGATTTCTCCAGTCAAGGACATGCCAATAACCTGGTTGTTGAAGGTTGACAATTCCATCAAGGAAACTTATCCTGAGACTTACGATAAGCTGGTTGATCTTCATGGAGGGATGAAGGCTGAAGTGATGATGCGCGTCAAACAATTTCTTTCTTGCAATTTCTCTTGTAAAGACGGAATCCCGGATATAGATGAACATTTCAATTTTAAAATTGAAAACGTGTTTTGTCCAGCCCGGTCAACAAAGGTTTGTCAACTGGGCATCTGCCGGCCAAAAATCAATTGCGATTTAAGCAAGTGTGAAAAATTGGTTCTTAGGCTTTTCTGTATTGGGATGAGCGAGGAAGAGATTGCCGAAAAGCTTTTCATTTCACGTTGTACAGTCCATAATCACATTAATAACATGTATACAAAAACAGGCATTAAGGGAAAAACAACCCCCGATAGGAAGCTTGTTGCATATGCGTATTCAAAGAATTTAATATAGCGTCCCCCAAAGACACAAATAGTTAAGACCATGAAAATTAAACTTATCGGAGATTTAGATTTTGAGTTGACAAGGTTCGGCATTAAAGCCGGTGATACACCTGATGCAGTAACAAGTGAAGGAAGTAAATCAGGTCAATTATATTTCACAATTCATATTCCAGGTTCTTCTCAAGAATGTGTGGTATGGCCAGAAAACTACGAAGTTATACCTCAATAATATTACCCACGGCGGGTAGCCGACGTTCTTTCAATTTTCAATTCCCCTGTTGTGGTGGGAAACAACTGCCAAAAAAGGGCGAGATCCGGCAAGATCTCGCCCTCGGGCAATCAAAATTTTTAGTTCCAGTTCACGAAACATCAAATATCAGAAACAGCCTGTTTAGCCGTTCGCATACAAATATACGTGTAAAGAGGCTAAAAAGTTTCATTGTGCAAATTTTTAACATTCTAATACACTATCATTATGAGCATTAAAAAAATTATTAATGAATTATTTGATCCACGGTTCTCAACCGAGGAGGTGGAAAACTCAAAACTGAAATGTAACTTTCCTTTCGAATCCACCGACATGTTTTACGATGACTTAAAACGTGGTTTCCCAACTAACATTTTAGGCGTAATCAAAACACCAAATGGTGCCCTTTTATCGGTATCGTGGAATCAGCACGGCGAATGTACAAGTCAGGGGGTAAGACTTAAATCATTCGACCTGGTACGACCAACTCAAAAGGTAATCGATTCTGAAAAGACAATAGTGGTATCAACTATTGTGATCTGCTTTGCAAGTATTTTATATGCAATATTTTAACAATTAAATAGATGGAGCTAAAGATTTACATTTCAGGAAAAATAACAGGACTTGAAACCGAAGCCTGCAAAATCAAATTCGCAGCAGTTGAAGCAAAGCTTAAAAAGCTTGGTGTAAGCACAGTCATTAATCCTATGAACTTAGGAATCCCTGATTCCTGGAGTTGGGACGATTCGATTGCGCTTTGTTTGAAAGTGCTTAAAGAAAAGGCCACCTGCATTATTCAACTTCGTGATTGGGTTGAGAGCAAGGGAGCAATGGAAGAATTCTATTATGCCCGAACTCATGGGTACCGGATCTTTGATGAAGATGCTACCGAAGAAATTGTAAGGCTTATCAATCATAACGGTATTTGGACTGATACTTCAAGACACGAATACCCATGAAAACAACAATTCCAACGATGGAATGGCCATACATCACCGTCGTAGTTTTTTTAGCCCTGATCACAATCTTGCTGATTTATCATATCCGGAAAATTTCGAAGATGGATGAAAACAGAAAGTGGAATGACAAAGAGATTACAGAGGCGGTGAAATATGGAATAAGCATTAAATCAAACGAATTAATAAATAAAGAATGAAAGAGGTGGATTATCAGAACCTTTTGAGGCGCGATTACAAGATCATACGTCCTGGATTAAATCCCTATAGAATTGAAATGAAAAACAAAGGGAAACAGGGATGGCAGTCGATTGAAAAATTCATAACGCTTAAGTTAATGACCGATCGGCTAATTGAAATGGGATCACAGGAAAAAACAATAATAATCAACGAATAATCATGGATGCAAACTCACAACAAAAAGTAATGGCAAAAGGATTCGTAATCCTACGGAGCGACGATCAGCCAAATATCCGGATCAAGTTCAAAGGTCCCGGAACCAGTGAATGGAAAACATTTGAAAAGACGTTTGATTCAAAAGCAGCTCGCGATCGCAGAATGAAGGAATTACTTGAAAAACAAAATTACATATCAGACTAATAATCAACTGTCATGACAAAAACAGAATTTAGGAAAATGGTGAAAACACTTCCTGATGCAACACGAGCAGAAATTGTAAATCACCTTAATGAAGCATTCCTGGAGATAAATGCAGCTGAATGTTGTTTGATCGAATCTGGATGGAAAAACCAGAATTTACCTGTATTTAGTAATCCATATTCATTGAATAATGAGATTAATAACCTGATGTGTCTTTTTGATTTCGAAAATCACCCAAACGATTAAGCCATGCCATCACTCAATTTCAACAAAGAGTTTGCACCAGGCATACTTGCAATGCTCGATAAGAATTACGCAAAGCGAACGGGTATAAAACCAAAGTGTACCACCATCAGGGCATATCGGAAACGGCCTATCCGCAAAGGGGATCAGCTCTACCTGTTCTCCGGACTACGGACAAAAAATTGTCAGAAGCTGGGAGAGGTCGTTTGCCGTAAGACGGAATCAATTTCTATCAGGGAATCGGCTGCAACTTTTTATGAAATTATTGTGAATGATGTGCAATTATCGAATGATGAGATTCAAAAACTGGCACAGGCCGATGGTTTCGTTTCAGGTCTCGAAATGGTGAATTGGATAAAGAAAGCCTACGGATTGCCATTCGAAGACGGACAGCGGATCCACATGGCCAACACTTACGATCGTAAATATTTCTGCAACAAGAAGGTGAAAGATCACGGATTTACCCTGCAGCTGGAGACTACGCAGAAAACAATTAATGTCAATCAGGAAGATGTGGAGGCAGCCAAAACCGATCGGTATATCAATGAACTGGCCACCAAGCACAATTATGGTGTTCAAATTATTAACCCTTTATTCAGATAAACCATGGAAGAATTAGAACGCGACTTATGGCACATCAGGGAAATTCTTGATATGATGGATTTCCTTCTTACCGAAAAAGGAAATCAACCTTACCGGGTCAAATCTTACACTGATGATTTAAAACAGGCAGTCATTGAATTGATTGAGCATAGTAAAGCAATTCACAAGCAATACGATATCCTTGAGCTTCACAAGATGAGCATGGACGAATTAATAGAAATCGCAGATCATTATCAGATCAATGAATTTCAACCAAAGCAGACCATTATCTATGAAATACTTGATAAACAACGTCAATAATAATTAACCTCAAAAAACCATGAAAAACCTTATACACCACGGCATCCCAAAGCAGGATTATTTTGCGATCGCAGTTCCGCCTACCTGGTTGTTTAAATCACTCGATGCTGAAGGCGAAGTGATCACCCTGCAGGACCCGAAAACACATGATAAAACACAGGTTCAAATCATGGATACTTGGGAATTTGAATTGAAAGACTTCGAAAGGATGAATGGATTCAGTCTGTTGACGTACGGCTTAACCGCTTTAAAATTAGCACACGTCTTAAAGGCTAAATATCCAGAGATTGAACAAACCAACCAAGTACGATTCGTATTACTGAAAAAACTATGATTTATATTGACGCAGAAAAAATCTTAGATGCAACTGATCAGGGTCTGACCATTTTTCAATACTACTTCCCTGGTATTGATTTTCGGGACCAAAAGCATTTTGTGAAATGCCGAAAGGATGAAAAGACAGCATCGGCTAAAGTATCACTTTATAAAGGCCAATGGCGAATAACTGACTTTGGTAATCAATCCGAAATGTCGGGTATGAGTTCTATTGCTTATGTGGGATGGGCAGAGAACCTGATCTATATCGATTCACTACGCTTTATTCAGGATGTTATTGTTAGGCGCGAAGTTGGTGGAAGCGATTTTAAACGGCCATCTTATAAAGCCGATTATTCCTGGAGAGAAGTAGAGCCAGAGGATAAGAAGGGTGAATACAACTTTGAATACAAGCCCAAACCCTCCGAAATTGATCTTAAAAGCATTGGCCGATATATGGAAATAGGTCATCTTGACAGGTATAATCTAAAATCACTAGTAAAATATGAAATGGTCAGTTACAGTGAAAAATACAAGAAGGATATTGTCCACATCTTCAAGTCAACCGATGACTTTCCGATCTTCCTGCTCGACGAGGGAAGCTTCAAAAAGATCTATAAACCTCACGAACTTGAGAAAAAATACAGGTTCGGATATGTGGGCACCAAGCCTACCAATTACATTTTCGGTCTCAAACAGTTGCAATCGATGGATAATGAGTTTGTCAATCCTGATACCGGGGAGTATGAGTACAAAGGTCCGGAGTGGAAGAAACCAAAAGTAAAGGACTTGATTCGCTGTAGTGGCGAAAGCGATGCATTGAACATGGCCAGCCTCGGATTTAATGTTTACTGGCTAAACAGTGAGTCGGCAGAAGTGCCCAGGGAGGTATGGGAAACGCTCGATAACTTATGTGAACGACATTACCAGCTCATGGATCTCGACGCAACCGGTAAGGAGATGGCCATGAAGTTTGCCCACCGGCATATTGACCTGGTAACGATTCAGCTCCCGGAATGGCTGAAATTTAAAAAAGACTGGAGAGGAAATCCCTGCAAGGATATAAAGGACTTCATCAATATTTCAGGTACCGATCTGGAGGATACCATTAATAATTTTATCACGATAAAGGCCAGCAGTTTTCCGATGAAATTCTGGAAGCGATCGGTAGAAGAAGTAAAAGGCAAAAAGGTAGTCAATTACAATATCGGGCTTGAGAACTATTACTATTTCCTTCAATCACATGGCTTTTATGTGACTGATAGTCCTTATCACAGGAAAGCAGGATACTGCTATGCGCATATTGATGGGAAGGTTGTCGATCTGATCAACCCGGATAATATCAAAAAGATCATCAAACGATTTACAAAAGACTGGATCAGGAGTAAAAACCTGATCGATGGAGTAGCTATCCTGGATAAAATCAATTCGAGTAACCAGATATCTGAAAATAACCTGCAGGAGTTAAAAGAATTAACATCGCTAAATTTCATTAATCACGACAAACGAACGGAATACCTGCATTTCAAAAATGGGAGTTTAAAGATTCAGAAGGATTCGATTGAGAAAGTCAAACATCAGGATGTACCCAACTTTATCCTGGGAAAACTGGAGCTGGGGACCGACATGATCAGCCATGTAATCGATAAGAATATCACATTGATCAAACAGCCGGCCATTGATGTGAAGCCTACTCCGGAATATGCTTTACTGCTCGAAAAGCTGAAAGGCGCTAAAACATCCGAAGATCGCGAAAACTTTAATGTAGAACTGGCCAACTACCCGGAGCTCGACCGATACGAAGTAACCATAAATGATGATAGTTTCATTTTTACTAAGTTCCTAACCGACTTAGCACACATCCACTGGCGCAAAGAAATTGAAGACCATTCGAAGCTTACAGATGCCGAAAGGAAAGAACAAAACCTATCACTGGCCAACCTGATGTTTGTATTGGGATACATGACATCTCAATACAAAGATCCGGGTAAACCATGGCTTGTTTTTCTCCAGGATATGAAGATTTCGCAGATTGGCCAATCATCAGGACGCTCCGGAAAATCGCTGCTTTGTGCTGCACTTTCGCACACCCGGCCACGGTTCTATATCGGTGCCAGGCGCAAGGATATCACTGATAAAACTGAATTCCTTTACGATGGATTCACAAAATTTCACAACATCATCGAGGTAGATGACTTATATGAGTTTGCAGACTTCAATTTCTTCTATACACAGGTCACGGGTAATCGTGAGGTGAATAGCAAGCACATCTCGAAACAGATCCTTTCTTACGACACTTCAGGTAAGATGGTTGTCAGCTCGAATTTTGAGTTGCAAAACGTAGACAGCTCAACGATCGCGCGAATACTGAACGGGGCAGCATCGGACTACTATCACGAAAAGACAAAGTTTAACGACTACAAGGAGTCACGTTCTCCGCTCACCAAGTTTGGACGGCTGCTGTTTGATGATTTTACCGAAGAGGAATGGATCAAGTTCTACAACTTCATGGCTTATTGTGTGCAGCTACAAATGCGATTCTTCAAGATTCAGCCACCAATGGATAATCTGTTGAAACGGCAATTGCGCAGGCTCATGACACGTGGAGTATCGAAAGACGAAGAGTTCTTTATCTGGGCCAATCACTATTTTGTAATCCCTCCCGATCCGCGCCCCGCAGTTTGTCCGGACAACGTTGGCTATTTCAATGTTTACTTCAAACGTGAAGCTGCATTCGATAATTTCAAATTAACCTTGAGTACGTCACAATCGAGTAAATACAAATCGAACCAGTTTAAATCATCCCTGGGAGCATGGTGCGAATACCATGGCTACACCCTTAACCCGATCCACCTCTGCACAGGCACCAATGCCGGCGAAGACCGGCGCATCATTAAGAAGATAGATGATAAGACAACCGAATGCTTCTTTATTTCGACATTGAGCACACAAGCGGTTCAGGATGATGATAGCACCCCAACGGATGAAGAGTTAAATACATTACCATTTTAATCAATAATTTAATAATTAAAAATCATGAAAAAAGCAATCATTATCACAGGACCGACAAGAAGCGGAAAGACTTTTAAAGCGCATCAAATTGCTTCCCAGTTTCCGGAACGTGAAGTTGAATGGTTTTATTTTGCTGGAAGGAACCATCGGGATCTTTCATATGCATTTAATGAATGTACTCCGAAAACAAAGCTGATCATTCTAGAAGAATTGAATAAGAACACAGATTTCAGCTTTTACTTTAATGCAATGACTGAGGGATTAATGATAAATAAGAAGGGGAAAAAACCTTTTGTTATTCACCCACAGTTTGTATTCACATGCAATACAGAGCTTAACCAAGATGACTTTAAAAACCTTGGAGATAGTTTTAAAGATCGATTCGAGGTAATTGAAATGAAAGAAGGTATTATGCCTTGGAAAATAGCACAAATTTTTTTTTTATGCCTGGGATGCTGCTATCACCTCATTTGCTGCCGAACGTGGAGACGATATGAGTGATGAAATAGAGAATGGAGTACCTATTTACAAAACCGTTGGTGAGTATATCGACCGACATAATTAATCAATCATTATGGAAAAAGTAATCTTAAATGTAGAATTTCTATTTGCGCTGAATAGTAAGCGTGAGTGGATCAACCGGGTTCCGGCCATCCTGCCAGCGAAGAAAGACCAGGCTGAAGCATGGGTATGGATCGATGTAAACGGGAATACGCTGGCGATCGGTGAAGACTTCGCTGCAGCTGAAAAAATGGAATCATACCCGGTAAAGGTTTACCGTAAAATCAGGGTAGCTGAGGCAATAAAACAGGCAGTTACATTGACAAAACTAGGAAGAATATTATACGAACTACTTTAAAATCAAACAACATGTGTGAATGTATTGAAAAATTAGAAACCAAATTGAGGGATCTTTTCGAAAAGGAAGTTACCACCAATGAGTATGTAACCGTTGACTTAAACAATAAGTCATTAATAATCGACTCGGGAGATATCAGGATTTATGGCACCGGAGAAGCAACTTACAAGGTAGGTAAGCAAACGCGGAAATGGAAGAGGAATATCCTGTTTACATTTTGCCCGCTGTGTGGCGTTAAGTACGTTAAATAACTCATAATAACTTTAAGATGAAATACACAGCAACTATTGAAGTAGAAGCAACAGGAATATTCACTGAACAGGATATACAGGATTTTATTGAATCCGAATTGGGATATGGAGCCGGGATGAGCCTGGACAATCCATTCGTCGATGAAGATGCTGATGCCAAATTGGTAATAAAGGATATAGATGTTACACCTGATTATTTCTGATATGCCATCTGAAAAATCAAAAGCACAACAGTTTCTCATCGATAGGAATTTCGGAGGAGAGAACCCATGGTTTGATAAGGAAAACACTTATTATGAGATTACACCTTCTGTAATGCAGGACTATGCTAATAGTGAAATCAACGAACTATTGATGCAAATCAAAAACAGAGTGTGTATGCTGGATGAAGTTAGTAAAACTGAAATTAAGAAGGTACTCCGCCAGTTTGCACGATAAGCACGAACACAATAGTATTCAATACAATCTATTTAAATTTAAAGCTATGCTACACGCACGTAAAGATTACGATAGGATTCAAGATCCTTCCGGAAAAATAGGAGAAGATGAACCAGTATTCCTCCTTAGGGCCAAAGATGAGTTGGCGCCAATATGTTTGATCCTATGGGCTGAAGAACTGATTCGGCGTGACGGAGATAAAAAGATGGCCCAGATGGTAGTAGAGCACGCTGCCAAGATGATTTGTTGGCAAATGGAGAATGGATGCAGACTTCCAGACCTTCCGGTGGAATCCATTAAACCAATAGGCATCTGCAGTACGGACGGATGCAATAAGCCTGAAGTAAACTGCGGTCTGTGCTAGGAGCATTATCCTGGATTCGCAGAGAGTCTCCGGGAAGTGAAGCACTAACACAACACTATTCAATCCGATCATGTAGCCAGCCTGATCCCGCAAGGGTCAGGCTGTTTTAATACGTGCCGGCCATAGTCGGTACACTGCTCGAATAATCACTGTGTGCGCAAGCACGTATTATGTAGCGTAGCAAACTTGGACTATAAAAGTAGTTGTCTTGGGTGGGTCGCCCTTCCCCCTTAAACCCCAAATTTTCAATATATATTTGTAACCTGTAACTTTATTTATAATATACGAAGAATCAAATAATTACAGGGTTACAACTTGGTTACAACTTCAAAAAAAAACTGTAACTTTTTGAATTTGTAACCAGAGAGCACCTCCGGTTTTTCCCTATTTCCGCTCCGGTTACAAATTTCACTGTTTTCTCACCCCTTTGAATCAATTGTTTTTCAATAGGTTACAAAACACCATTAAAACAAGTTGTAACTTTGTAACCGCTGTGTATCAAAATATTACACAAGTAAAACGTGTCCGGTTACAAAATTTTGCTATTTTTTGATAGGATTTATAAGGGGTGGTTTTTTCAGTATCAATTTTTCATAATCTGAAAACATTTAACTCGTCTTATTTTATTGTTATTTAAGAAGTAAAAAAATGATATTAAAAAACCCCACCCGTCAACTGACGAATGGGGTTTTTGCGAACTGGTGACCGGTCCGTTAAAATTTATAGCTGAACCAACAGGAGCTCTGATCCTAATTTGTGAAGTGCATTTTCAATTTTCTTTCGTTGTTGCTCTCTCGGTTTCTTCAACCCGGTGGCGTAATGGTGCAACAATTTTTGATTGATACCGGTGATGCGTTCGAGTGCCACGTTGGTAAACACCTGGTTGTAGTAGTTCAAAAAACTTTGCACGTCAACCTGGTATTCAATTTGATATTCTCCTTTTAAAATTTCAGGAATGTGCTCATCCGTATTGTATTTTTTGAGGAGCACAATCGCATCCAGTACCGATTGTTTCACCTCTTCAACGGTTTCGCCACCTGCATAAATACCCGCTGCATTCAGTGCATAAGCGGAATACAAATCTTTTGTTTTCTCAATGACTACCTTTATTGTTTCCATAACTAATGGTTTTTTAAAGAGATAGAGGCTATTTAAGCCCCATCTCTTTGATGATTGTACTTACTAAACCTTTACCAATTTCTTTAGTACCGTGAAATGGAACGGGATAGGTAATGCCATTCTTTTCGTAGATATAATGGCTCCCTTCGGTTCTGACGTGTACCCAACCGTTCTTCTTTACTTTTCGGTGAAATTCTGATGACTTCATAAATCGGTATTCTTTTTAATTGACTTCGTAAAGGTATATAAATATATACCAAACAAAAATATTTTGGCAGTTATTTTACCGAAATTAGGTAGATTTAGCCATCAATTATTTTGTTGTTGTATAAGTTAAATAATGTATCTTAGCATGTTCTCACCACAGCAGGGTTTTTTAAGCCATAAAACCCTTTTCCTATGAATACACGTCCTCAAATTGTCATCACGCTGAACCCGTTACTCGAATCGTATTGCCGCTTAGTTTTTGGCACCGATCCGAATGTGAAAGAAATTGCCCTCCGGAAGAACTATGATATTGCCAAACTCATTCACTCGAATGTGTACAGCTGCGATGCTCCCGATCGGCGGGCTTTTATTTCCAGCCCGGTTACATTTATTTTACCAGTGGATAAGATCAACCATCACGATCTGCAATTTCACTTCCTGCATGTGAATCCATGGGGAGAGCAAAAGATTGTTGAAGGAATCGAATATGAATTCAGACGCTGGATTACCCAGCGTTTCGATCGTGGATACGATATGGGATATTCTCAGAAGATCATTGTAGAAGCAATTGTCAGGGGACTGAATGTCCGGAATAATGCGGCCAATTTCGATGCCATCAAGAAAATCGACTACCGTCACAGGAGAAAAACAGAGGAACGACGGTTTAATGAGCTTTTAAGAGAGTGTCAAGAATTTGAATGACAAAACATTAACAGGATGCAAATAAATGATTTAATCATTTTTGCAGTTTTTATACAATTATTAATTAAACATTAACTTAAAAATAAGCATCATGAACTTAGGTGTTGTCGTAAAAATTGAATATAGGCTGATTGGCAATCTCGTCTTCGCCGATCTCGATGTGATCCCTTATTCGGGAAGCATCTCCGAAACGTGGAAAAAGCCATCATCAGGACTAATAGCAACTATAGCAGTTGACTTCAAAAAAGAAAACTGGTCACCTGCAAACAACACCCTGATGAAATCGCTGTTAAACCGGAAAGCTCAATACCGTGTAACCGATGCAAATGGAACGATCTCGCTGGTTGGGAATGACAAAAATCCTGCAAGGATGCTATACGAAGCGCAGGTTGTTGGTGCAGCTGGATCCTTCAATGGTTTTACCAGTACAATCACCTGGTTATCTCCAACCGGATGCGCCAAGTCGTAATCGAAGTCCTTTATAAAGGTTGATTCCTGTTGCAATATTGTAGGGGCGTAAAATATTACACCTCTGCAACAATGTCAAAGAAATATTATTCCGTACAAAATAAGGCTGGTGAATCTGTAGATATCATGATTTACGGGATTATCGGCGATAGCTGGTATGAAGAGAGCGTGACAGCCCGGCAATTTATTGCTGATCTGAAAGCGCTTGAAAAAGATTTTACCAGGATCAATGTCCGGATCAATTCCCCTGGGGGAAGTGTATTTGATGGTCTCCCGATCTTCAATGCATTAAGATCCTCCACATCCGAAATTCATACATACAACGATGGTCTGTGTGCAAGCATGGCCGGGCTTATTTTGCTTTCGGGTAAAACGGTTCACACTGCAGACAATGCATTGCTCATGCTTCACTCTCCAATGTCGGGATGCCAGGGAAACGCTTCCGATATTCAGCAGGTACTTGATATGCTGGATAAAGTTCAGGATAGCCTGATCGCCTGCATTACAAACCGCAAAGGAATGACTGCAGAGGATATCAAAGCTAAATACTTCGACTATAAAGATCATTGGTTAAATGCTGATGAAGCAAAGGCTGAAGGCTTTATCGACGTTGTTGAGAAAGGTGACAATAAAGTTTCGAATAAGGTTACCAATATGTCGTTAAGCGAAATCATGAATCAGTTTGACACGTTGGTAAAAGGAAAGAACATGTTTGATAAGTTCTTTAGCCAGGCACACGATTTTTTCACACCCCAAAATTCTATTGATATGGACATTAAAGTGCTAAGAAAAGCCTGTGGGCTGGCTGATGATGCCAGTGAACAGGAAGTTCTCGACTTCATTGGAAAAAAGAAGGAAGAGAATACAGATGCAGGTGCAGATGATGCCGGCACTGATGACGATGCTGCTGCAGACGATGCCGGCACCGATGATGATAATGCAGGAGCTGACGCTGATCAGTCCGATGCAAAGGACCAAAAGATTGTTGATCTTGAAAATCAGATTGCCATTCTCAAAAAAGCACCTGGTGCTGTTGACAAAAAAGTGACAAAAGAAACCGATAACAGCAAACCTGTTACCGATCGTTTTACCACTTATCAAAATGCCCGCGCCACCTTAGACGCTGTCAACTCATTGATGAAATAATTTAATTTTTTTCAGATATGCCTACTATTTCTCATGTTGAATTAAACAAAGCAGCTCAAAAGTTTCGTACTGAGTTGCTGATCATGGCTGTGATCGGGTTGGAATCGACCCTTCAGCACATGACGCTGCGTACAGGGATCCGCTACAAGGAAACCGTTGGCGAACTGGGTGGACCGGTTGAATTGATGCCATACACCGGTTTGTTGACCGATGCTGATGACAACATTACCATCGATGGCCGCGATTTGGAAACATTCCTTGGTCAGTCGATCAAAATGTTCGATCCGAATAAATTGGTTTCTTCACTTTATGGCGCTGCTGTTACCAAAGGTGATGCATTGAAAGGTGTACCAATCAATCAGGCAGTATTAACCCTGATGATTCAGAAGATCAGCGAAGGATTGAACAAATCAATCTTCGGTGCCGTGCGTAATGCTGCCGGTAAAACAACTTCGACTCTTTTTAACGGATTCGATACAATTGCTGCAGCTGACATTACAGCCGCTAAAATTTCGGTTGCAAAGAACAACCTGTACAATTTCACAGGCGCTATTACAAGCACCAACGCTGTTGATTTGCTGAAAGCTTACTACCGTGCTGCATCTGACGAATTGAAAGATGTTCCTACAAAGCTGATGGTTCCCCGTAGTATCGCCGACGCATACAACGACGATTATCAGACAACTGTTGGCGCTGCACCTTACAACAAGGAGTTTAAGAAAACTTTCCTTGATTGTAGCGAAAACCTTTGCGAAATCGTTCCGCTGATCGGGAAGAAAGCAGCTCCGTTCCTTCAGCTGACCACCAAGGCCAATATGTTGGTAGGTGTGAATCAGACAGGTGAAGAGGAACAAATTGAAGTCCGCAGGGGCGACAATCCATTTTTGCTTCAGTTTATCACTACGATGTTCTTCGGAACCCAGTACGAATCAGTGAGCCCTACCCGTTTACTGGTTGGTAAATTATTTGTATAAGCTTTAAAAGCAATAATATGCCTGTAAATTTTGCAAACTTAGACTGGGTTGACGGACAGGTTTCCGTCCCCGGTATTTACCCGGAGCTTTACTTTGTTCCGAAATCACAGATCCTCACGTGGCCCCAGTTCGCTGCAGCTCCTGCAACAACTATTGCAGAAGTTACGCTGGCCGGAAATTTTACGCTGGCAGCTGCTGCTGTCTGGAAGAAGATCAACTGTATCGACGTAAAGTCACAGCCAACTTCCGAACAGCAAGGCGAAATCCGTTGCAAATCGTACAATAACAAATTGAAGGTTGTTGTATCGTTGACCAACGAGGATGCTACCGCCCTGGCTAAATTAGCCGGTAACTCAGATTTGATATACATCTTCCAGGAGCGTGACTCGGGAAAGTACCGTGTTGTCGGATCTGAAAAATTTGCAACCCTCACCAAGGTAACGCTCGACATTGGCGGTAACCCAACCGGAGAGAAAGGAACAACCCTTGAAATCGAAGCTGCAGACCTTTGCCCATTTCCATTCTATGACGGCCTGATAACCGACAGCGTTGGAATCGTGAATCCTGCATCAGTATAGATGGTTTTTCAGTTCACTTTAAAGGTAGCCTTCGGGTTGCCTTTTTTTTGTCCTTCGTCGGTAATTACCAAAACATCACCTTTAATAAAAAAACAGATATGCAAATACAAGAATGGTTTGAATCAAAAGATTACGGCGTTGGACTCGGTTTACTCGGGACCCATAGCAAAAACAGAATGCTCCTCCAAAACTTAGGAAGGAAACCGAATCCGGAGAAGCTGGAGTATGAACTCCGGAAAATATGCGAACAGGAGGGAATCATTATTGATAAACCTGAAGAGCTTGGCGAAACGAATGACACGAAAGTATTAAGCCCTAACTTTCCTGAACCGTTACAGGAGGAGACGCAATCGCACAGTGATCAGGTAATCGATCAGATGAATGCCAAATTTGATGCTGATGCCAATGAAATTGTATCTGACAAGATTTCAGACATGCAATATGATGCAGATGAAATTGTATCGGATAAACTTTCTGACTTAGAGTCGGAAGCCGATGAAATTGTAGCTGACAAGCTTAAAGAACTTGAAATAGCTGCAGAAGAGCTGTTGTCAGGAAAGCTGAAAGTAATCCGTAATGGCCATGAAGTGAACTACACCGATCTTCCCAAAGAATTAAGAATTGCCTGGGATGTGAACCGTGATGCTTACAAAGAGATCCGGGCTACACACGAAAAGCTGAAGCTCATGGAAAATGCCACTGATGCAGACCGGGCACCTTTGGTACAAAGTATTGCCAATCTCGATGACAAGATCAGGATTAACTGGGAGGCAATTGACGGATGGAAACAAGGTGATGCTCCAATCATTGAAACCGTATTGGGAATAGATCACAAACGGATCAATGCCAATCGTAAATTCATCTCCACCAACCTGAAGACTTTACTTTCAACACCCGACCCTTTAAAATTTGTAGTCATCAAAGCAAAGATCCAGGAGCGGTATGATGAGCTGAAGAATGCCGGTGAATCTGTTCAACCCGAAACCATTGACGAACTGACAAAAGCAGGGATTCAATGTTAAACCAAATTACGGATTACGAACGCACAATTCGTAATCCGTAATTCATAAATCATAAATCACAATTCGTAAGCCTACCAATGCCCCGTCCTACTACCCTCGAATTATGCCGTTTGCACCTTTTTTCTGATACTTGCGACATCCCAGTTGCATACCAGGAGAAAATTACCCGGATCAGGACTGGCTATTCATTCTGGTACGAATTCCCAACCAAAACAGAATCCCAAATACGTGACCATCTGATGAACTGTTTTCTTGTTGCCCAGCGAACAGCATATGAAGATATTCAGATTATTAAAATATTACTTGGAGACATTCAGAACCCGGGTAAAGAATGGATCCGTTACCAGGTGAATGCAATGCTCGATGAAGCTTATAAAGTGGCCAAAAAGAAAAAAGACGGGAAAGGGATGGCCATGGCAGCCGGACTGAAAGGCAAATTAAACATGCTGCACCTGAAGGATGCGGACCCGTTACCATTTGATCAGATCGTTCCACAACCATTCGAACCCACTGATGATCCGACAGAATTGGGATTAAAGAAGGATCCTGATATCAGGGAGAAAAAACGCAAAATGCTCGAAAAATACAACGCTGATATTGAAATCATTGATGTGCCTTATGAAGAAATAGCCAACCAGGACAATGACAGAGAAAAAGAAGATCTACTTTAACGATCCCCAGCTGGAGTTCATGTACACCGGTGCCCACACTTCAGTGATTGCCGGTGGCCGTCGTTTAGGCAAATCGCACGGTTTTGCAGCTCCGTTTCTTCTTCGCAATGTTCAGTCAATGCCTCGTTCAACCGGTGGAATAGTTGGGAGCACTTACCAGCAAATATTGTCGAGAACTTTGCCCGGTACGCTTCAGGCATTGGAGACATTTGGATATAAACGTGATATTCATTATTACATTGGGCACAAACCACCCAAAAACAGCAATTTTGCAAAGCCCATCATTGATCCTCCAAGCTACGAAAATGCAATGATCTGGTATAATGGATCCATTGAGCGTTTCATTTCACAGGATCGTCCGGGATCATCGAACTCTTTAACACTTGACTATTTAGCGCTTGACGAAGCAAAGTTCCTGAAGTTCACAAAGCTCAAGGAAGAAACATTCCCTGCCAATGGTGGATTCCGCGGGCACTTTGGAAATTGCCCGTTTCATCATGGCATGCTGATTATTTCGGACATGCCGACTACCAAGGCAGGAAGTTGGTTCCTGACCTATAAAGACAAGATGGATCCTGAATTGATCGATACGATTCACAGCCTGATCTTCGAACGGTGGGATGTACTTCAGCGGATAAAGACCGATCCAAAACCTTATCATACTACCTATTTGCGCGAACTGGACATTGCCCTGGCAAAGCTCCGGTCTGTTGCTGTCTATTATAGGGAGTGGTCCAGCATTGAAAACCTGTTACTCCTGGGCGAACGCTACATCAAACAGATGAAGCGCGACCTTCCACCATTGGTATTTCAGACCGCTATTTTGTGTAAAAAAATAGGTAATCAGCGCGATAACTTCTATGCTGCCATGCAGGAGAACGTCCATTACTATGATGCTTTTGACAATAGCTTTCTCGATAGTCTCGACTACAACTATAAGGACACGGATGACAACTGTAAACAGGATGGCGACCTTAACCGTGATAAGCCGATCTGTATTGCATTCGACTACAATGCCAATATCAATTGGTTAGTGGCAGGACAGCGCCAGGGCGTGAAGATGATGACACTGAAGTCTTTCTATGTGAAGTATGAACGTAAGATCAGGGAGTTGGCACAGGACTTCTGTAAGTACTATCGCTATCAGAACAATAAGACTGTTATCTATTACTATGACAATACAGCATTGGGTAGTAACTATGCAGTTGATGAAGATGACTTTGCATCTGTGATCTGTTGTGAGTTCGAACGATTAGGATGGACAATCGAACGTGTACACATTGGTAACCCTGTACCTCATAAGGATAAGCATCGTATGATCTTCCAGGCAATGAAGGGACAACACTTCCTGTTCCCAATGTTCAACCACCCGAACAATGAAGCGTTGCTCCTGGCAATGGAGAATACTGGAGTACGCATTGGCACCAATGGATTCCAGAAAGATAAGTCGGGTGAGAAGTTGACAGAGAGTGAGGAAGATCTGTTGCAACATCGTACGGATGGAACCGATGCCTGGGACACCCTGTTCGTAGGTATGAATAAGTTTGCTATCAATGATGAGAACGATGACTCTATCGTTAGTATCTTCGGGTAATTACCTACCCTCCCCCTCCGATTACCTCATTACAATTTATTCGCGATTATTATAAACTTCTGGCATATATGAGCCCTTTTGGAAGTTGGTAATTACTTTTCAGCCGCAGGGCGATGCGGGGACATTCGTGTATTTCAATGCACAAAAAACGCCTTTGGCAAAGATAAAACGCTGAAAATGTGAACTATAAGTTTGCGAGCTCCGCACAGTAACTAAATTGGAACCGATTACCGGAATTTTTACAGCCAAACAATTTGAAAAACAGCTACCTTAACTGCTTTTAAACAGGCAAGGGAAACAATATATTTTATTAAGTTTGCGGGATAAACCATTTAAACTAAATTACTATGAATTATATTGCACTTGATTTTGAAGTTGCCAATAATGACAGAAGTAGTGTTATTTCTGTTGGTGCAGTCCCTGTTGTTGATGGAGTAATAAGAACCGATCAATCGTTTTACTCATTAATCTATCCTGGAGATATTATATTCGAACCCATACACTACAGTAAGCATAGATTGACACCGAAAGATTTGGAATCCGCACCAACATTTAAAGAATTGTGGAATAATAAATTAAAAAATATGCTATCCGAAAAAATTGTAGTAATTCACAATACGAGTATGGATATTGCGGTAATCAGGAAATGTATTGAGGCTTATGAATTAGAGTCGGTAGCCTTCGATTATGTCTGTACAATGAATTCAGCCAAGCAAATGAATATAAATGTAGAACGATACAGGCTTGAAGATTTATGTAAATACTATTCTATTGAAACTGAAGGGCATCATAACGCACTGCACGATGCAATTATGACAGCCGAACTGGCATTAAAAATGTTTGATAATAGCCCAATGCGGCTAAACATTTACAAGCAGCCATTCATTTCAAGTCAAAAATCACACTTTAATAGCGAATCTGATTTTAAGAATTCTGACTCTATCAGAGTAGGATTTAATTTTGGACAAAAAATAAAAGGTGATGTATTAAAAAAGGATACCACAGAAAAAGCTGATAATCCTTTTAATAATAAGAAAGTGGTTGTTAGTGGCACATATGAAAATTGGCCTGATAGGATAAAACTCGCAGAATTGATGAAGCGATTAGGCGCTGATGTTGATATTTCAGTAACGGAAAAAACAAATTTTCTAATAGCAGGAAAAGACGTTGGACCAAGTAAGTGTAGTAAAATGCAAAGAAATATTGAAAATGGTAAGGATGCCAATATTATAAATGAAGCGCAACTCCTGCAATTGCTTGATGGTGTTCTTTTAGAGCAGACAACTGATGATGTTTTTATAAGAGAAAAGAAAATAACGATACAAAATGGCATGCTTTATTTTGAAGAAACATCTAGATATATACCAGATCCGAGAATGGAAAAAATAATGTATGACATCAACACAGCCAGAGGATTGGAATTAAGTGCACCTCAAGATGCCGTTTTTATTTATGAAGAAATTATTCGTAATGAAACTGATCCTCCAAAAGCTGTATTCGAAAGACTTGAAATTGTTTATAGAAAAATGAAGAACTACGAAAATGAGATGAGAACCTGTGTGTTAGAATTAGAAAATTTGCGTAGCAATCCAGATAGAGAAGAGGCTAGTTCATTTCGAATCAGTGAAGTTACTAAGCGATTTGAAATTGCTAAAAAGCTTTTATTAAAATAG